AGCTACAGAAGATGGTACAGATGTCCACAGGTGCTATAGACTCCGCTGGTATCGCCGGTAGTATCAATGGGGACGCTACGGCTGCTGGTATCAGTATGTCTCTAGGTGCCATCATTAAGCGTCACAAGCGCACACTGATTAACTTCCAACAGTCCTTCTTAATCCCATTTGTTAAGAAAGCTGCTTGCAGGTACATGCAGTTTGATCCAGAGAACTACCCTGTAAAGGACTACAAGTTTAACACTACATCTACTCTAGGTATTATTGCCCGTGAGTACGAAGTAACACAGCTTGTACAACTACTGCAAACAATGTCCCCAGAGTCTCCACTGTACAATACTTTGATACAGTCAATTATTGACAACATGAACGTATCTAACCGTGAAGAGCTTATTGCTAAGATTGATGAGGCCGCACAAGCCGCACAGCCTACGCCAGAGCAGCAACAGATGCAGCAGCAGGCTGCACAGGCACAGATGGCCTTCCAAGAGTCTCAGACAGCAGCACTCAACGGTCAAGCTGGAGAGTCACAGTCAAGAGCACAGAAGATTGCTATAGAGGCACAGCTACTGCCACAGGAGCTTGAGATAGACAAGATTAAGGCTATCACAGCTAACCTAAAGGCAGGAGATCAAGACGATAAGGAATTTGAGCGTAGAATGAAGATTGCTCAGACCATGCTGAAAGAGAAGGAGATTGATCTAAAGAACCTTTCGCAACAGCCTACACAACGGCCTGCACCACAGGCTCCTATGCAACTACAAGGGATACCTACTAATGGTAGTAACTAGAACAGAACTCTTAGAGATCGTACAGCAAGTAAACACTAAGTTTGAGGAACTAGAGAAAACTATTAAAGAGATAAAAACCTGCAACTGTGCTACAGAAAAACAGAAGACTGTAAAGGCTTCTAAGAAGGCAGCGTAATGGTTGCTCCACGCAAAGGTAAAGCTAAAGTAAAAGTTACTTCCAGTGGAAGAAGGGTAAGTTACGGGCAAGCAGGCCCAGCCAAAGGAGGTGGCCCTAGAGTAAAGGCAGGGACTAGCAAAGGCGATAGTTATTGTGCGCGTAGCCTAGGTATTAAGAAACGTCTGCCTAAGAAAAAGCAGAATGACCCCAATACACCAAACAATTTATCAAGAAAGCGTTGGAAGTGTTCCGGTGCTAAGTCAAGGAGAAGCTAATGCCATATGGTACAGGTACATACGGATCTAAAGTAGGTAGACCACCTAAGAAGAAACAAACTAGACAACAGAAGGCTGTGAGCAGAAGAAAGCCTGCTGGGAATTCTAGGGGACGCTAATGGTGCTTGAATTAGCAGCTATTGTCAGTACGGTAAACGCTGCTACTTCAGCACTAAACAGGGTAGCAGGGGCTACCTCAGATATACAGCAGATCAGTTCCTTCCTTGGTGCGCTAGGGGAGGCACAGCATGATCTACAGAAGATTAAAAACACTCAGCCCCTGTCTGCATCAGAGGCCATACAGCACCAGCTAACCCAAAAACAGATAAACGATACACTGTCTGAGATTAAGGATGTTTTCCTTGTGTCAGGCAATGGTCATCTGTGGGATAACGCTATGCAAGCTATGGCTGACGCTAGAGTTGCTAGGCAGAATGAGATAAATAAGGCTATTGCTACACGCAAGGCTAGGATGAAAGAGCTTAAAGAAGCGGGGGTGATTATCTTAATTGCAGTGATTATAGTCCCAGTAGCTATCTTTGCACTGTTATATTCACTTGTAAAATAGTTGAAATAACTCTTGACATTAGCACAGAAGTGTGCTATACTGTATGGGTACATAAGTGCACATAAGTATTCTTTAACTAAAGGTAAAATACAATGAATCAAGAGTTAGAAACATATTTTAACAATTACTTTGCGATGTTTAGATCAGAAGGCTGGAAACAGCTAATCTCAGATCTTAGAGGTAATGTTGAACAAATCAACTCAGTAGAGCTTACTGAAGACGCTAATAACCTTCACTTTCGTAAAGGCCAGTTAGCTATCTTAGGTACACTCTTTAATCTTGAAACACAGATTGATAACGCCAAAGAACAAGCAGAATCAGATGATACTGAGGAAGCTATAGATGAGGCTGTTTGATTTCAGATGCCCCTGTGGGCAGAAGTTTGAAGATTTAGTAAAGCCCGATGTCACAACTTCTAGGTGCAGTTGTGGCTTGGACGCAAAAAGAATTGTTTCTCCTGTCAGGTCTAACTTAGAGGGCATTAGTGGGGATTTCCCTGATGCACACGATAAGTGGGCCAAGCGCAGAGTGAAGCAAATCGCATACGAACGGAAACAAGGTATTTAACCCTTCCGTCATACTAAAGTTCTCCACAATACTAAGGTACGGAGTTAATAATGGCTAGAATTATAGAGAATGAGCGTCAAGACGTAGAGTCCACAGACCAGTTAGAGATGTTTAGTGAGGAAGAGCAGGTAACCCCTGAGCCACAGGAGCCTCCTTCTATACCAGAGAAATATCAAAACAAGTCTGCTGAAGAACTTGTGCAAATGCATCAGGAAGCTGAAAAGCTACTGGGCAGGCAGAGTTCTGAAGTTGGTGAACTACGGAAAGTTGTAGATAACTACATACAGACACAACTCACACCGGAACAACAAGCACCCCAAGAAGTCGAAGAAATAGACTTTTTTACAGACCCTGATAAGGCTGTAGACAGGGCAATTCAGAACCATCCTAAGATTAGGGAGGCTGAAGCCGTCACAAACCAGTATCGCCAGAGCAATGCAATGGCACAACTGAAGGGTAAGCATCCAGATATGGAAGATATTCTACAGGATACTAAGTTTGCTGAGTGGATTGAAGCATCTAAAGTTAGGACTAGATTGTTTGTTGAAGCAGACCAGAAGTTTGACCATGAAGCCGCCGATGAGCTATTTAGCCTTTGGAAAGAACGGCAGAACGTAGTCCAACAGACTGCAAAGGTTGAACAACAGGCTCGTAAGCAAGCGGTTAAGGCGGCTAGTACAGGCAATGCCCGTGGTAGCTCTGAATCTGCACCAAAGAAGGTCTATAGACGCGCAGACATTATTAACCTTATGAAAACAGACCCTAACAGATACGCAGCACTACAACCAGAAATTATGCTAGCGTATCAAGAAGGTAGGGTCAGATAAACTTATATCTTAGGAGATATTTATTATGACTGATTCCACATATCCCGCAACTGGCGGATTCGTTGACAACACTAGCGCAGCTACTTTCATCCCAGAAATCTGGAGTGACGAGATTATTGCTGCATACCAAAAGAATCTTGTATTGGCTAACCTAGTCAAGAAGATGTCTATGTCAGGTAAGAAAGGTGATACCATTCACGTTCCTAAGCCTGTCCGTGGCGATGCGCATGCTAAAGCAGCTAAGACTGCTGTAACAGTACAGGCAAGCACAGAAGGCGAAGTACAGGTTTCTATTGACCGTCACTTTGAGTACTCACGTTTAATTGAAGACATTACAGACGTACAGGCGTTGTCTTCTTTGCGTCAGTTCTACACAGAGGACGCTGGCTACGCTCTTGCGAAGCAAGTCGATACTGACCTACATAGCTTGGCTACTGGTCTAGGTTCTGCTGGTACTTCTAGTACTACTTACCTAAACAACGGTGGTACTTTCTTCATTAACGCTGGTGCATCATCACTGACTACTTATGTAGCTGATACTGTTGTCCCTGCTGACATCTTTACTGACGGTGGCTTTAGAGCACTAATCCAGAAGCTAGATGACGAAGACGTACCTATGGACGGACGTAGCTTTATCATTCCTCCTTCAGTGCGTAACACGATCATGGGTATTGATCGCTACGTTAGCTCTGACTTTGTTAACAATGGCAAAGTAACAGGTGGACAGATCGGTGAACTATACGGTATTGGTATCTTTGTAAGTACTAACTGCCCTGTAGTTGAAACCGCTGCTGCTAACAGTGCTTCTACTGTAGATAGCTTAGGTGCTCTCTTGGTACACCGTGATGCATTAACTCTTGCCGAACAGCAAGGCGTTAGATCGCAGACACAGTACAAGCAAGAATTCCTTGCTAACTTGTTCACTTCAGACACCTTGTACGGTAAAGCTGTACTACGTCCTGAAGCTGGACTTACCTTGGTTGTTCCTAAGTAACAACTATTTAGCTGGGGGTTGCTTCGGTAGCCCCCTAGCTTTATCTTTAAGGAGTGTATTATGCTACAAGCTCTCATTGGCCCCATAGCTAATATAGCCGGTACTTTCCTTAAAAATAAAGCTGCTGAAAAGCAAGCTGTACATGAATCCAAATTACGCCGTATTACAAATGACGGTGATTGGGAAACTCAACAAGCTGCTGCCTCACAAACCTCATGGAAAGATGAGTGGTTTGCTGTAGTTTTAAGTCTGCCATTGATAGGTGCTTTTATACCTTCTATGGTTCCCTACGTTGAACAAGGATTTACTGTATTGTCTACTATGCCTGATTACTACAAAGCCTTCCTAGGCGGTGCTATAGCTGCAAGTTTTGGTATTAAAACCTTGTCTACTTGGAATAAATAGTGAATATTAACTTAGACTTATCTAATATAGGCAATATAAACGATTTAGTTGATAAATACTATCAAGAGAACCCTGAAGAAGCGGCTAGCTACACTCCTGTAGCTCCTGTAGCCCCAGTAGCCCCAGTAGCCCCAGTAGTTGCTAAGCCTAAGCCTAAGCCTACTCCTACTCCTGTATCCCCCGCTCCTGTAGTTACGCCAGCACCTATAACTCCTACTCCTACTCCTGCTACGTCAGCCAGAGAAACTTATCTAAATACTCTTGAACAAGGGGCTGATTACGATGCAATTGGCGATATAGATGAAGTAGACGATTTCTATGACACTGCTTTTCAAGATTCTTTTTTAGACCCTAATGTTGCATTTGGACTTGAGATAGGAGGAGAAGACGGTGGAGGCAGTTACATGTCCCAAGAACAGCTTCAGCCTTTCACACAAGTAAGTAAAAACCAGTATTTAGCACAAGGTGCTCCTGAGTACCTAGCTACATGGGACGGAAGGCCTGCTGAAGATTCAGGCACTACTGCTTATCGTCAAATAGCTATCACAGACGCAGATAGCACTAGAGAAGCTGTAAGTAATTACTACGGGTATGACGTACAAGCCTCAGGCAAAGAAAGCAACATAGCTGACTTTGGCGGCAACTACACTGAACATACAAACGCTTCACAAGAGAAAATATCTGAATTCCAGTCTCTCATACAGCCTGTAATGAAAGAACAATTAGCTTACCTTCAGGCAACCGAAGGTTTAAGCTATCAAGACGCTCTTGTAGAAGCCTACAATCGTGACCCCATGGTACAGGCGTTATACGCTAAGTACGATGTGACACCTTTCCGTCAGACTAAAGACGGCTCTACCTATCTGTACGATCCAATGACTTTTGGAGAGATCAGGACTAAAGAGGTTAAGGATACCGGACTACAGGACGGTCTTAAAGCATTGGCTGTCATGGCTATCACAGCAGGAGCCGGTAGTGCTCTAGGCGGGTGGTTAGCCTCTAGTACCTCTCTATCAGCACCTGTAGCTAATGCTGTAGGGGCTGCTGTAGCCAGTGGTGCCTCTGCTGCCGCACAAGGTGGGGACTTAGGGGATATTGCTAAATCAGCTATTCTAGCAGGAGCAGGAGGCTACGGTAAGGGGTTAGAGCAGGTTGCTGAGGCATCTGAAGCTCTTGCTTCTTCAGGCCTATTTGGGGATATAGTTGCAGCAGAAAAAGCAGCAGCAGACGTAGTTAGATTTAATAACGTAGTAAGAAATGTAGAGTTTGCAGCAAATGTTGCAAAAGGTGACTACTTAGGTGGCGTTGTAGGCCGCTTTGGTAGAGGCGTAACTGAGAAGGCTTTAACTTCTTTAGGGTTAGACGAGGAAACGCTTAAAAATACTTATGGTATTCAACAGGACGATATGGTTGAAGGGCTAGTCAAGATGCAGTCTAGTCTAGCTAAAGGTAAGAGCTTTGAAGACTCCTTACAGAAAGGTTTCCAGAAGTACCTAACAGAAGGTGGTACTCTAGGTCTAGATGTAAACACTCCAGAGTTTATAGAAAAGATAGGCGATGTAGTAAAAGTTGCAGGGTCAGCCTTTGATGATTATGTACTACAGCCTATTAAGAACGCACTCCCTGACTCCTTTGTAGATGTAGACGTAGATCTTCCTAGTGCTAACTTGCCTTCGGTTGCCGCTGTAGAGGATGCTCTAAGAGCAGGAGGTTCTGCCGCAGAAGATGTTGTAAGGGCAGGAGCCTCAGTAGTTGACCAGCCTATACAGAGAGTAGGTGATGTTATTGCAGCAGGTGGTCAGGCAGTAAAGGAAGGTTCTGAGGCACTGTATGAAAACTTACCCGATGTCACTGTTCCTGAGTTTGAACCTTTTGGCGACTTAGGTGTAGATGTAGCATCTATTGATCTACCGTCTATTGATCTACCGTCTATTGATCTTCCTTCTATTGATCTACCTTCCTTTGATATGCCTAAACTAAAAGGGCTAGAAGTAGGTGAAGTAACTGATTCTTTATTCGGAGACTACACTAAAAAATATACAGAGCAAGAGTTACTACAGCGAAGAAAATTTAGAGGCTATGCAGCCCCTCAAGGAATGTTTAAGATATGAGCACTACATATTTAAGTCTAGTCAACAGCGTGTTGCGTAGGCTACGGGAAGAAGAAGTATCAGAGGTAAGTCAATCAATTTACTCTAAGATGGTAGGTGACTTTGTTAATGACGCTAAGAATCTAGTAGAGGACTCACATCAATGGTCTACTCTCAGGACTACTATAGTAGTACCTACTGTAGAAAATACTACAGAATATACCTTGACAAATGCAGGAGAACGTGTTAAAATATATAGTGCAATAAACGACACATCTAATTTCTTTATGCATTATGAGTCACCTAATTGGTTTAATAACGCTTACTACATCTCAGGGGAAGTCTCAGGGACACCTGATTCCTACACCTTTAGTGGTGTAGACAGCAATGGTGACACTAAACTTAGAGTTTACCCTAAGCCCTCTGGTGTCTTTTCTATGCGTTTTGATCTTATAGCAAGAGAAAATGATTTAGAATCTAGTACTGACACTACTGTATTACCTAAGAATCCTATAATCCATAATGCTGTAGCCCTACTCGCTAGAGAGCGTGGAGAGACTGGAGGTACTACTGCACAGGATTACTTCCTAATTGCAGAGAAACACTTAAGTGATGCTATAGCACTAGACGCATACAAGAACCCTGAAGAATTCATCTGGTCAGTACCCTAATGGCACAGCAAAGACAGAACATATACATTGGTGCTCCGGGATTTAGAGGTCTTAATACTCAAGATGCTCCAGTAGGTCAAGACGCTTCCTTTGCTTCTATAGCAGAGAATGCAGTCATTGACAGCTTTGGACGCATAGGTTCTAGGAAAGGTGTAAAGGTAGTTACTTCAAGTGCTACACCTCTAGGTTCTAGTGATGGCGTAGAGCAAATCTTTGAGTACACTAAAAGAGATGGTACTCTAATTGTATTCTCTACTGGTAACAATAATATATTTACAGGCACTACTACCCTAGCAGCAGTGACACTTCCTGTAGGTTACTCTATTACAGCAAACAACTGGAAGATAGTCAGCTTTAACAATGACATCTATTTCTTCCAATCTGGACATGCAGCTTTAGTAAGTGTTGCAGGTAGCACTACTCTTATAGCAGTAGTTGACGGTGGAACCGCAGCACCAGCAGGTAATGAAGTCTTAGCTTCCTTTGGTAGACTATGGGCAGCGGATGTTGTCAATAATAATTATACTGTTTATTGGTCTAACTTACTTGAAGGAGATAACTGGCATGGTGGCTCATCAGGTTCCTTAGACTTAACTACTGTCTGGCCTACAGGATACGATGAAGTAACTGCTCTAGCTGAGTTCAATGACTTCTTAGTTATCTTTGGTAAGCGTAGCATCCTACTGTACTCTGGTGCTTCCTCACCGTCTAGTATGGCGTTACAGGATAGCATAACAAACATAGGCTGCATTGCTAGAGACACTGTACAGTCTACAGGATCAGACCTAGTGTTCTTATCACACACAGGTGTAATGAGCTTAGGTAGACTAATACAAGAGAAGTCTAATCCTATAGGCAGTGTGTCTAAGAATGTCAGAGATGAAGTAGTAAGTAATGAGTTACTTGAGACAGGTAATGTTAAGTCTGTCTACAGTGCAGAGAATGCACTATACCTACTAATTATGCCAGCTAATAACCTTGTCTATGCTTTTGATATGCGAGGTAAGCTAGAGGACGGAAGCAACCGTGTGACTACATGGCCTTTCACTGGCATCCTATGTGCCTCTAGAGCAGAAAGTGATGGCACCTTATACTTAGGTGTCAAGACGGGCATAGCAGAGTACGAAGGATATACAGATACTTCCGGTGTGTACACTATGAAGTACTACACACAGCCATTGGCATTTGATGACCCATCTAGGGTTAAAATGCTAAAGGAGATTAACTTAACAATCATAGGCGGCTCTGGTAGCTCAGTAGTTGCTAACTGGGGTTATGACTATACACAAAGCTACAACAAGCAACTGTTTGAAGTAGACACTACATTTATCTCAGAGTACGGTATATCTGAGTACAACGTAGCAACATCAGAATATAGCTCTGGTATCATCGTAGGTATCCAGAAGTTAAAAACAACAGGCTCAGGTAAAGTAGTTACTATTGGTATAGATGCTACTATAAATGGTAAAGCATTTTCTATCCAAGAACTAAACACAGAAGCTATTATAGGTAGACTAATTTAATGAGTAATTATACAAAGACTACAAACTTTGCAGCTAAGGATTCCCTACCTTCAGGTAATGCTGCTAAGATTGTTAAAGGTGCAGAGATTGACACAGAGTTCAATAACATTGCTACTGCATCAGCAACTAAAGCTAATGCAAACAATGCTGCCTTAACTGGCACTACTGTATTTGAGACACTATCCGATGGCACCATTGGTGTTACAGGCTGGGTAGATGAAGACAATATGTCCTCAGACAGTGCTGTACTTATACCTACACAGCAGTCTGTTAAAGCCTATGTAGACTCACAGGTTACTGCACAGGATCTTGATGTAACTGATGGCTCTACAAGTATTGACATTGACTTAGACTCTGAGTCTCTAGGTATCTTAGGTGGCACAGGTATTACCTCTAGTGCCTCTGGTACTGGTGTTACTCTAGCCATTGACAGTACTGTAACTACGCTCACAGGCACACAAACGCTTTCTAACAAGACTTTGACTACACCTGTTATATCTGGTGCCTTGACTACTAACAGCACCATAGACGGGCGTGACGTAGCCACAG